CCCGGAGCTTTTGTTCGGTGTTGGATGGTGAGAATGCGACAAGGGCTAGGCGTTCAGCCTGCTCCAAGTCGTGTTACCCACCGGCACCAGCTCTCGGAAGAGAGCACAAAGGCTCCCAGTGGTCGTCCGTAAGGACGACCAGGCCGGTCGTGGAAAATAACGACCAACCCCCATTGTCGGGGTCAGATTGCTGACCCCCACCTCCGCTTGATGTCGACGGCGAAGGGACGTCCAGCACGTTCCAGATGCCTAGGATCCGGGATTGGCTTTTCCCGGTCTGATACTAGACACTTGAGCAGAGCGCCGTAGTCGTCCAGTTGTGATTTCGGACTCCTACTGGTCACCACGTACCCCTTGACTTGGGGGATGTGAAGTGACTTACAGAGCCTCTGGGTTTCGTACCCGAGGAAGCTGTGGCGACCCAACACAGGAGAATGAGTACCGACTCTCGGAAGGGGGATTTTCAGATCTCCCAAAAGTCGGTCTAGGAAGCCAGCGGACTGCCACATACCAGCGAAGTACAACTGGTTGCGTAGTTCGAAGGTCCCTACTATCTCCGGAACTTGCTTGCGGTTGGTAGGGAGGAACCGACGGATCTTCACGATAGAAACATCGTGACCGTCAAAGTACTCCTTACCACAAGACTCCCTGAACTTCCCAGTCCAGAAACTCTTGTCCCTGTTTACTCGAAGACCAAAATCTTCGAGTGCAGTGGTAACCGCGAGCGCGTACTCTGTGGGGACAATTATGTCATCCCCGAAGAGACGCACCTTGCCAAGAAGGGATCTTACGTCCTTCTTGGTCAGTTGGCGCTTGAGCTCTCTTTCAATTCCAAGAAAGACCACGGTGCAAAACACCATGGCCTCAATGGGAAAGCAGAGAGCTGAGCCCATAGACGCGAACTTCGCCAAACGGACGGTTTTCATGCCGTCATGGCGAGGCACATCAGCCTTCCGGGACCTGGTCGAATCAACCGCGGCGAAGAGCCACGGGTGATTGCGAAGCAGGACTCGTACATGCTGATAGCTGACTCTGTCGGAGGCGTCGCTGAGATCCAGCGTAGCCGTGGCTCGATCTTTAGAGCCCTGTTCAGCAAGGTGCTGATTAGGCACCTGATCTGTCCATCCGACAAGGTGTCGAGCGAGGTAGTCAGCCTCGACGGCACACTCGAGTTCACCCAGAAGAGCTTGTTGCATGTATTGCATGCAAGTCGGCTCTTCTGCAATGATTCGGGGAGTCCGCTGTGTCTTAGGCACCGGTACGACCCTAACGGGTCGCTCGGCGCCAGGCTCGAGGATTCGCACGTCGGCGAGGCGGTCAAACAGCCTCCAGCTGGATGCAAGATACTCCCCATGAGGGAAGACTTGTTCCAGTCGCTCGGTCCACTCAAGCTGATTCCACTTGGCGTTTCCGCTAAGCTTGTCAGCAGTGGCGCCGGGGCCGTGCTTGGGTCTGACTTCGAGGTCGTGGACTTTTTGATCCACGGCAGCGAAAATATCAGCCCAAAGCAGACGACCAAGACGAGCAAAGTCGGCAACCAGTTCGGGAGCCGTCTCCATCCGTCGGTCAGTTTCACGCACGTCCTCTTCATTCTGGAGGTACCTCTCGATCGCGCCTTTCTCCCGCACGGAAGTGCACGGAAGGAATATCTTGGACCACATCAGTGTGAACTGACGTAGCGCCCAGATACACGTGACCGATGGATCCTCCAGCAAGCGTCCATCTGAACGGTCGAACACTTGGTCCAGGAAACCTCCGAGAAATCGGGGGAGACCTCCGGCACGCGAGAAACTCGCGAACTGGTTGGGACCGACGTGGCCTTGGTCCAGAGCTTTTTGGAGCTCCTTCCCAAAGTCCGCCAGGGTTATCGTCAGAAATGACAACCCCTCATGTTCGACACGCACCGTGATCGTTTTGAGATCACGGTCGGTGCTTGCGCAACACCACGTCCCCAGATCTTTGAGGACGTATTGCAGGAGCGACATCAGGCTTTTCATCTGGCCTCCTTTATAGGGGGTATCAGAATCCCTGCTCTGACGTCGCCAACCCGGGCACCCCTGGAAGAATGTAAATTCCAGGGGTACCCCTTCAGGTCACATTGGTAACCTGGTCAGTTCTCACCGCCCAAAAGCTGGGCAACTCTCGCACCCGTAGAAGCCGTCAGGTACGCCGTAAAGGCGTCAATGATGGCCTTCTGCTCGGTCACGGTATAACCCGTGAGCGGGGTGTCGCTGACGATATAACACGACATCGACACCGGAACGCTCTGACCCGCGAGAAGCGGGTCGGCAGCGATCTTGCTGTGCTGGAGCTTCAGGGTCCGTCGAGTCCGCTTCCCGTACTGGGAAGAGACCGACATCTGCACCAAACCGTCTGCACTTGTGAAAGTGCCGGCGTTCGGGGCAGAGCCTGTACGCGGAAGCGATACAGGCGTTCCTGAGATAGTGACTGACTGTGGGTCGGCGAAAGCCATTGAGCGTCGTCCTGACTTGAGGATGATGCAGGCGATCTGCCTACACCATGAAGGAGGGACCGCCTTGGTCCCTCCCCTCCTAGCAGCTACCGGGTTAAACCGATTGCAGCTAGGATGCTGACTCTGCGGGCAGTAAGAGCTAAGCCCGCCGAGCCGAACCCGAAGGGGTTAGCGCGTGTCCTTGTCTTCTTGACCTGAGTAAAGGTCACGGACACCGGTCCAATTGCAGATCCTAGAGTGGACTTGCAACCTGAGACCGTAACGACATTCCTCGTTGTCTCACGACACATGAGGTAGCCGTAGCGCATAACAAGCCCGTCTTCTTGCAGTCGCGACACATTGGTCATCACTGACCCTATGTTGTACTGCCAGTCGACAAGCCAACTCCAAGGCTGGGCCTTCCATACAACCTCGGGCGTAAGCTCGAGGCCGAGAAGCTTTTCAGCTTCCGCGCCTTTCCGATCTACATAATCCGCGGCAGAATCTCCGCTCGGTATGTAGTATTCGAATTGGCCTTTGAACCACATGTCTCTTTCGAGAGTAGTGGTACAAAGTAGAGGCCCAACAGGTGTTCCCAAGGGACCTTTGAAGATCCCACTGTTCATGAACGTTGTGTTCCGAACAGTCATCAGCGAGCCAGTTCCAGAGAAACTCTGGGAGGCCCGCTGGGTTGGGAACGAGAAGCTGCGCCGGACAAGTCGTCCGGAGTCCCTTTTGAGCTGACGCACTATGTTTCCATGGTGTGCGACGCTCTTGAGGACGTTCCTGATATCACTTGCTAGGGGTAGCCACCCAAACTGGTAGTTGAGGTGCTCCTCGCCGAGTTTTCTAGCGGCGGAAGTCCTCTCTTTCCAGAGAGTGTGGCCAACAAGGTGCGGTAAACCGTCCCTGTACCCTTCTGCAAGCGCAACCAGGCCCGCAGCTCCAGGATGTGTAGGAGCACATGCGGCAATGGCTCGAGTACCCTGGGCCGTCAAATCGACGGGAACCCAGGGGTCGACCCATTGTCCGTAGTGCCATGAGGAGGAGGCCGGAATTAACGGCCCCGTGTAGCTCCAACGCGTCGGATCAGATTGATCCAAGACGCTAGAGACAAACACGCTTGGTCGAGAGAGCTCAACAGTACGTAGTACTGTAGAAAACTCGTGACCAGTGTCTCCATCGCGACTCGTGCCCGACGCTTCGTCATAGGATTTGAGCGCCTGAAAGACGCCCGCTTCCGTGCGAACAGTGTCATATTGAGCATCGAGATCCTCCACCGCCTGGCGGCCAGTTCTCCAACTGGTCGTCTGCTGAAACGGTAACGGCAACCCAAATTGTAGAAGGACGCTGTCAAACGCGTCCCCTACAAACACCCTGCTTGCCGGCGGTCCTGAGGTCGTGGGGTCATACCCACGTCCAGGATATCGCTGGTAGTCCGGGGTGCGGGTTGTCGTCACTGTTGCCATGAAGAACTCCTTCGAGTTCTGCAAGTAGTTGGCTACCTGCAGGAGGCGGCGTGTCTATCCGAGACACGTCGTAGCGCAAGCGCCAGGGAGAGCCCTCATAGAGG